CACGTCATCGCGCCGTTCAAGATTCCGCGCGATTGGCCCAAGTTCCGCGCGATGGACTGGGGCTACAAGGCTCCCGGCACGTGCGGCTGGTTCGCGCTCGACCCGGACGAGAACCTCTATCAGTTCTACGAGTTCAACTTCAAGATGATGCGCGATGCGGAGGTGGCCGAGCGCATCATCGACATCGAGCGTCAGTTCGGGTTCTGGGACGAGCGCCAGAAGAAGAGTCGTCTACTCACGGCCGTTGCCGATACCCAGCTCTGGGAGGAGCGCGGCGACTCGGGCAAGAGCAAGGCGAGCGTGTTTGCCGAGAAGGGCATCTACTGGCAGCCGGCGGACAAGGCCTCCATCGCGCGCAATGCCGAGCGCATCGTCGAGCGACTGCGTGACCACGACCAGAACAGCCCGCCGGGTCTGATGCTGTTCGAGAGCTGCAAAAAGAGTCGAGAGATGTTTGCCTCGATTGCCGTCGACGAGAACGATTCGACGGTGCCCGACAAGAAGAGCCAGCTCAAGCACTGGTTCGACATGCACGCATATGCGGCAGCGCGCGCATCCCGAGGGCGCGGCAGCATCGCCATGGACCTGCACGAGTTCGACCGCATGGACCGAGAGGACGATGAGCCTGCTCTGCCCCGAGCGAGCGGGTTTGGATACGGAAGCTGATTTATGGCTGAGCAAACTTCAGAGCGCGAAGAAGAGGACGTTTTCGACGTTGGCCAGGACCGCAAAGCTGATGAGCCGTTCGCGTACGACGAAGAGGCGCTGAACCTGGTCGAGACGTTCAAGGCGCACCAGGAGGGCCGCCGTGCGCTGAAGAGCATCAGCGAGTTCTGCCTGACCGAGTTCAAGAACGCATGGGACGCGACCGAGCAGCGGCGAAAGCAAGATGCAGAGGCCTGGAAGCTTTTCGCCGGCACGCTCGATCCGAAGGGGCCGCAGTTCAAGGACCTCTCCAATTCACACGTTCCCATCCTGATGGAGAACATCCAGCGGATGACGGCGCGCCAGAGTCACGAGCTGTTCGGCAACTGGACCAACGTCTTCGGCGTGACCCCCATCGGACCCGACGACGAGAACACGGCCAAGCTGCTCGCGCTGCACGGCAACTGGCAGCTCCGGAAGCGAATCCCAGACTTCAAGCGCCAGATGCACAAAGGCCTGCTCGCGTTCGCCCTCTTCGGTGACGTGACCTGTCATAGCTTCTGGGACGACGAGCGGAGATGCAACAGGCACGAGATGCTGCTCACGAGCGATTTCGTCTGCGCCAACTCCCACTCCTCGATGATGCCGGACTACTCGGACGTGGAGTGGGTGGCGAAGCTCGTGCGCATGTCCGCTCACCAGCTCCGCAAAAAGAAGAAGCGGAGCGGCTGGGAGGACGTGGACCTGGTCCTGAAGCGCCAGCCCATCGAGTACGACGAGAGCGACGCCGACAACCCGCTGCGCGAAGCCGTGGACAAGACCATGGGCGTCGACCAGGGCTCCTACCAGCGCGGCCAGTACGAGCTCGTTCAGTTCGAGGGCTGGCTCAATCTGCCGCCGTCGACCGAGACGGGACCAGACGGGGAGAAGCGCGAGACCGCGGACCGATACTGCCAGGTCATCATCGACCGGGGCACGCGAGTCATCGTGTCGCTCAGCATCTTCGAGCGCACGGACCCGTACGACAAGCGGCGCTTCGAGTTCGAGATGCAGCAGCTCCAGCAGTGGCAGGCCGCCATGCAGGAGCAGCAGGCATTCATGCAGGAGCGCGAGGCCGCCAAGATGAGTGCCATCGCGCTCGCTCACGAGTTGCCGCCGGACGGAGACGGTCCAGCTCAGGCCGTGGCCATGGCGCTCTCGGTCGAGGAGATGCAGCCCCCGCCGATGCCGCCCATGCCCGATTGGATGCAGGGCGACCCGCAGGCTCAGCCGCGGCCTCCAGAGACCATGCCAATCCGCATGTTCACGCACTTTGTCAACATCGAGCCGATGCAGGGCATCCTGGGGCTCGGTACTGGCGCGATTCTGGTGCCCCACAACAAGGCGGCGAACATCGCCCTCTCGATGTTCTTCGACCAGGGCGCGCTCGCGAACTTCAAGCAGTTCCTTGCCACCGGCAACTCTCGCTTGCCGGACAGGCTGGAGGTGGCACCCGGAAAGGTCCACAAGCTCGAAGGCGTTACGGACCTGGCCAAGGAAATCATGCCGCTCGACTTCGGCGAGGCGAACCCGCAGCTGCTGAGCCTCATCGAGATGTTCTCCCGGTTCGGCAACTCGGTCAGCAACACGCCAGAGGTGCTGAGCGGCGAGCCCGGCAAGAGCGGGGAGACCATGGGCGGCATCAGCGCGCGCATCGAGCAGGCGACCAAGATGCTGAGCGTCCCGACCGGCAAGTTCGCCGACGCGCTCACGAACGTGCTCGTGAACAACGCCATCCTCAACTCCATCTTCCTGGAGGATTCAGAGTTCTTCAGCGTGAACAACCACGACCCGATGCTGGGCCAGATTGGGCGCCAGCGTTTCGAGGTGGGCCGCGAGATGTACGACCGCCCATACGACGTGGAAATCAGCGCGGACCTGAAGTTCACGAGCACCCAGCAGCGAATCAGCGAGGCCGACGCGCTCGTTCAGCTGCCGAACGCGGTGCCCGCGATGCAGCAGAACTACGCCTTCATCTTCGAAGCCGTGCGCAAGGCGTTCGAGGTCCGGAACCGCTACGACATGGTGGCGCTGATGGGTCAGCCGCCGCAGCCACCGCAGTTCTTCGGCATGCCATCGTCGCCGCCCGCGCCGCCTCCGGGAATGTCGCCGCCACCCGGAGCGCCGCCGGCACAGGGCCCGCCGCAGCAGCAGCCGGCGCCACAAGGGGGGCCGTGATTGCGCGAGCTCGAGCTATTCCGGGAGCACCTGGCCGCGGAGCGCACGAAGCGCCTGCGCGCAGCGCACACCATCGCGGTGGGCTCGACGGGACCCGCTGATTACCAGCGCATCGTGGCCGAGGCCAAGGCCGCGGAAGTGCTCGCGGGCGTGATTCGCGACCTCGACGAACTCGACAAGGATACCGGGGAATTTGTGAAGAAGTTCCTCATGCAAGGAGATGGAGATGAGCATCAGCAGAGGCGGTGACTACCGCGAGAACAGGCCGATATCCATCGGCGAGCCCGAAAAGGTGACGAGTTGGCCATTCAAGGAGCCGGAGAAGAAGAGCGCCTGGAAGGACACCGAGGTCAAGGACGCGCCGATAACTCTCGTTGACCACGAGCTGGAGAAGGCGAAGCGCAGGACCGCTGAGATCCGCGCCCAGATGTCGCCCCCCGAGAAGCTGAAGCTCCCGCCGCTGCTCGAGGCGGCACGGCAAAAGTGGGGCATCCCGGATGGCGCGTTCGCGGCCCAGGCAGTGTTCGACCGCATCCACATTTTCCCGATCGACTTCGAGGGCGAAAAGGACACCTACGGCACGAGCGGAATCATCCGCGCGGAAGTGACCAAGCTGAAGGACCTGCAGAAGGGGCACCGCGGCGTGCTCATCTCGATGGGCCTTTCCGCCGCCGACCAGTGCGTGTCTCACGGCGTGGAGCTCGGCCACATCGTGACCACGATTCGCAACGCGCCGCACGCGATGGAGTGCTGCAGGCTCACGACGGGCAGCCTGTTCTACCTCGTGATGCGCGCGGGCGACCTCTGCGGCTCCGAGACTCAGCGCGAGCGATTGCTGTCCGGTGAGGAGCAAATCACCGACGACGGCGGAGACCACAGCTACTGCTTCAACCTGCAGGGGAAGAAAAAGAAGGTCGCGCTCGTGCGCGACGCTTGGTGAGGAGATGAACCATGGCCGATAACTACATGAGCACGGATAAGGACCCGGTAGTCCCGTTCAGCGACGACGAGGCGGTCCGCGACGATGAGCTGATTGTCGACGAGGACAAGCCCGGTATTTCTCCCGAGGAGAAGAAAGCTCGGGCGGAGCGTCGGAAGGAGCGCGCGCAGCAGCGGGAGCGTGAGCGCAAGGAACAAGCCGAGGAGCTGAAGAAGCTTCGCGAGCGAGACGAGCAGCGCGAGCGCGAGCTGGCGGAGCTCCGTGGAGCCGTGTCCAGGCAGCATCAGCCGGCGCCACCGGCGGAGGACCCGTTCAAGGCGCGACTAGAGGCCCTATCCGAGAAGCAGCTAAACGCACACACTTCGTATCAGGCTGAACTCGCCGCCGCCGGAGGAAAGCTAAGCGAGGCGCGCGCCCGATATTGGCACAAGACTGGTCTCGAGCTCGAAGAGGAAAGGACCACAATATTCGCCGAGCGCGCCATCGCCCAGCGCGAGGCCCGCGCCGAGCCCATCCGCCGTCAGGAGCAGGCGCAGCAGATCTGGGTGCAGCAGTACCCCGACGTGTA